TTTTTTTTTTTAAAGACGTTTTATTCAGAATTATAACGGGAAAAATATAATTAAGAGATTAAAAACCGTAAGCTAAAATAATGATTTGGACCCTAAGGTCAAGAAAAAGGGAACTTTTGCATGAAATATATTTCTGAATCTATCTATAGATAAACTAGCGAAAGCTTCATAATCTATATCGTAGACATGTTTGAATACACGTAAGCTTCCACTCCGCATAACATTCAGGTCAAACAAATGATCACCGTATTTCTTCAACTCATCATAATAGCCAGAAAGATAGTATTCGTAGAATTCAACAAACTTCGGCTGCGTACATCCTCCAATAACATAAAAAGCAAATAACCTTGTAAAACTAATATCTAGTCCGTCAACTTCGTGTTCAGGATAAAGGACACCTTTGAAGAGTTCATCAACTTCACGGTATAATCGACCATTCTTGATTTGGTAACCGATAAATTTCCTATCCGAAACATTGTTTGTAATGACAACTTTTTCTGGTTTGATTGTTAAAGCGAAAAACTTCAACGCACAAGCAGATATATCGTCAATCAATGAGTCGAAACGTTCCTGTGAAATTTGTCGGGTCATAAAACTAAAATCGTCACCGAGCACTTTTGGGTGATAACACTCCACATTAAGGTAATCCAACACTGATTTCTGGACTATGTAATTAGCAACTGAGTTAAATAGTAAGGTAAGAAATGATCCACTCGGCACACCATGGTTCTTAGTCAAAACAGTTCCATCAGGCAGTAGCAATGATGAATAAATAAAGTCTTCGACTAAATAATCAAACATACGTTCTTGCCATTCCTCTTCGAAATTGATTAATGGCTTGAAAACCTTGCTGAAAACGTCTTTCATAAGAAATCGGCATCGTAACTGATCCCATCCAGAAACATCGGTATTGACGAAAGTAAAATCTTCATTCGACGTGATGTACTCATGAAGTCTCGGCATTACGTTCTTTCCTGTAAGTATGATGCTCGCTATTCCCATGTTGTGTTTTATGGTTTCATAGAATCCTCTAAAAATCATGTTCTCCATGATATTTAATTCGGCCGAAGCCATCCAAATTCCTCGAGTCTTATTTTCGTCTACTGGAGACAAATGTCCTCGAAGGCCAAGTTTGTAAGGAATATGGGCTACTTTCCTTCCTTGTTTGAATAGCTTGATAGCATTACGGACCCATTTCTTTGCTGATTCCATGATCTCACCTTTCGTTTTTCCAGGATGTAAAACACCAGCTGACGATTGGGTTGGAACACTTTGTGCAGCAGTTTCAAGGTCGTAAACTTTCACTCGTTCGAATTTATTTCTCATGAATTGCAAATTTGATTCGTAGCATTCATTCATGTCTTCGTCAAATCTACCTCTTTTATATATTGTAGGATGGCAATAGCCTAAGAGTTGATGATATCCTCTTGTTAAAACGGCAGACTTGGTCCAACCCTTCAGACTTTCATAATAATCAGAATTCCAATTCCAAAGTGCTTCTCCAACATAATGGTCAATATTGTCTTTGTTACAGTAGATGGAATATGGTCGGTAATCTGACTTTCTGAGCACGACGCCCCGTGAGGACGAAGCTAAGCCTTTGAATTCGGCCAAATCGACCTTAGCAAACTTATTATCGTAAACCTTCTTCCAAGTGTACTTTTCTTTCTGATCTGAATAATTTAATTTA